TTACTTATATTTGATTAAAGAAGTCAAATGCTTAACTTGGGCTGATAGATCATCAAAGCGATCTTCCAGTTCCGCTTGTTTATGATAGTAAGAATCTTGGATATTCGGTATTTTTGCGCTAAAGTACCATTCCGCATACCATATCGTATTCAGTTCCTCTTCCATTAGATTAAAATTAGGGTAGTTCTGTTTATCCGCATTATCAGACATACAAACCACGAAACCATTTTCCCGAAGACGGTTTTTGAGACGCTTGACAAAAGCGCGTCCCTCATTGTCACTTACTACATATACATAACCATCACGGATATTCATCCACTCTGACCTTTCTAACTTATGTATAATCAAATAACCACCATCTAGAATCGAAGGCGCCATACTATGTCCTTTCACCCGGACACAAATAAAAGAATGCCCATGACTCACCATGGAACGGGGTAGAGAAATCATCTCCAACTCCTCTACATAATCCTTATTGCAATAACCTGCTCCCGCCGCCACCGAGATATCCACCATGGGAATACGCACGATATCGTCGTAAACGCTCTCGCCTTTCAACATCTCTCCCTCACCCGTAAGCAACCAAGCCGCCGAATATTGGGGGAAATTATCAACGATTGATTGAAGCCACTTCGACTGTATATCCGTGCCATTGTTAATAGCACGGGATAATACGCCCTTACTCGCTCCTATTCTCTTCTCAAACGAAGTGATTTTTATCCCCTCATTTAGAGCTATTTTCTCTATCCTTTGTAAAATCGTTTCCATAGAATTATAAAATTATCTCCCTTCATTCTTGTGTAGTTGAAAATTATCAACTAATATTGCATTGTGTTAAGACTTAAAAATATCGCCCTAAAGGTAGATAATTTTCTTCATAACCACAAAATAGTATAAACCTAAAAATTCAAACTTATGTCTTACAGAAACAAAAACACACTATTACGAATGGTGGAGATACAAGATCTTGTATTGGAACGCAAACGTCACGGTATAACCCAACTACACGTTTATAAGACCGAAATCTACCCTCGCTTCTTTATCTCGTACGCAACTTTCAATCGCTATCTATCCTATCCAGCCAAGCAGGAGCTAAAGAAAGGACGCACAAAGATCGCGGCGGAAGAGATTGAAAACTTTCAACGATAACAACAATCCTTATCACGTTTAGAACTTCATTTTGAGAGTACATTTTATGCCTGTTACTTTGCCTCCGTAATCAGTCACAAACATAAAAAACAATTTAAAACTATGAGTACACAAGAAAACAATCAGTATTCGCCTACCTCTGGAAATCAACATATCAGTATCCGGGGAATCAAGCTAATAAAGGATTTCGAAAGTCTGCGTTTAAAAGCTTATCGATGCCCCGCGGGAGTATGGACGATCGGCTACGGCCATACAGCAGGGGTCCGTCCGCATGATACGATAGATGAACTTGAGGCAGAGCGCCTCCTTGTTAACGACCTAATACCTATCGAGGAACTGGTAATCCGGGAATGCGACGGTATAAACCAGAATCAACTTGACGCCTTGGTATCCTTTGTCTTCAACGTCGGCATTTCCGCCTTTTTACGTTCCACTTTATTGCGTTGCGTCAAAGCGAATCCCGCCAACCCGAATATCCGGAATGAGTTCGCCCGCTGGAATAAGGCAAAGGGCGTACTGCTTGCCGGACTCATCCGACGTCGTCGGGCCGAGGCTAACCTATATTTCGCATAAACTAAATCAAATGTCATGAACTGGGACACCCTACTGGCCATGCTGGGCACGGGAGGCCTGACAGCCCTCGTTAACTGGCTCATAAACTTTAAGGCAACACGCCGGAAGAGCCAGTTGGACAAGGATGACCTCTCACGCATCATGGCCGATCGAGATAATGAGACAATACTTAGATTATATGATGAAAACAGGAATATACTTGAAAAACTGGCCAGTCTTGAGAGTATTCTTTTTAAGCTGGAGACTTGCAGGTATTACTCTGCTTGCCCTGTCCGCAACAGGTTGCGGGAGTACCAAACGGGCAGGAATTACCGCCGCCACCGACAGCCTGTCGTGGAACGAAAAGGTATCCGTTACCCTCGCGACCATCCCGATGTCGATAGCCCAGGCATCGATTCCGATCGATAGCTTACGGAACTTACCCACCGGAGCCATATTTGAGCAGAAATCAGGACAAGCGTCCTTGAGACTTGCTTATGAAAAAGGAACGGTCATAGCCACAGCATCTTGCGACAGTTTACAAGAACTGGTATACGCTTATGAGCGTCAGTTAGACAGCCTTAGGCTACGTCACCAATCCACCCAAACAGAAATCCAAACAACAGCCCATCCTTTCCATGGCTTCTTTTATGGATTTCTATCAGGAATAGCATTGATCGCTTTATTTCTTTTATTCTTTAAATACAAACAATAATATGATTATATACAACAACACAGGAAAAATCTTATTGGACATTCCGGTAAATGATGATAGTTATCGCTACCGGGCCATTATGCAAGCGAAGAAGATCGAACTTCATTACTCGCTTCCGGGACACGTGGAAGTCCCAACGGGCTCTTATATAGAGTTCCAAGGTGAGCGGTACACATTGTGGTACCCCGAGAATTTCGAGAAAAAAGGGACACGGATCTTCGATTATAAAGTCATTTTCGGAGGCAATGAGGAAATCTTGAAGAAATACAAATACAAGCTGTTGACCGAGAAGCCTTACAAGCTAAAGTTCCCGATGACGGCGAAATCGGCACTATTTCTCAAGCTTTTGGTAGAAAACCTAAACCTGTATGACTCCGGATGGACAGTAGGGAACTGCATCGAGGCGACCGAGAAGTTACTATCATTCAATCACGAGAACTGTTGGACCGTACTCGGGCGACTGGCGCAAGAGTTCAATACCGAGTTCGAGGTGGTCAATAAGACCATACACTTGGGAAAGCTGGAAAAGTTCAAGGATAATCCCGTAGCGCTTAGTTACGGAAAGGGGAATGGATTCGTACCCGGAGTAGGAAGGACAAACCTTGGCGACAACCTCCCCGTAGAGATTCTGTACGTACAGGGGGGAGAGAAGAATATAGACTTCTCCTCCTATGGCAGCCAAACCTTGTTACTCCCGAAGTCACAGACTTTGGAATATGAGGGAAGAACCTACAAGACCGATCCGGACGGAATGTACGTGACCAGGGCAGACAAGACATTATCCTCACGGAACGAGGACAGCTTCGACGCCAACCATATTTATCCGAGCAGGGTAGGAATGATATCCAAGGTGGACACGCTACCGGGAAAGGACTCCGACGGGAAAGACCTTACATTCTACAATATATTTGACTCGGATATACCCGCGGAGCTCGATTTCGCCAACTACCAGATCAAAGGTCAGAACATGACGGTCATATTCCAATCCGGACGGCTCACCGGACGGGAGTTCGACGTAAAATACATCCATAAAGACCGTAAGTTCGAGATCGTTCCTAACGATCAAGATGGACACTCTTTGCCGAATAGCGACCTATACCCACAGGCCGGAGACAAGTATGCCGTCTTCAACATATCACTCCCAGCCGCCTATATCTGTGATAACACCAGCAAGACAGGCGCAAGCTGGGACATGCTCAAGGAAGCGGTACGCTACCTGTATGAACACGAGGAGCAACAATTCACCTTCTCCGGGTCCCTGGACGGCATCTGGGCCAAGAAGAACTGGCTGGCTATCGGAGCCAAGCTCGTTCCCGGGGGATATGTCGATTTCTCCGACACCCAGTTTCAGCCGCAGGGCATATTGATCAGAATTACGGGAGTCCGGGATTACATCAACAAACCGCATAGTCCCGAGTTGGAATTGAGTAACACCCCTGTGTCTGGCTTTCTGCAAGATCAAATTGGCAAGTTGGAAGCAGAAGAGATCAAGAATGACAAGAGGCACAAGGAAACACTATCCTATACCTCACGTCGCTGGCGTGACGCTATCGACACGCAGGACCTGCTTGAAAAGGCGTTCAAGAATTACGGCAAAGGACAAGCCATGACTTGGCTTCGCACGATGTCCGTATTGGTCGGCCATGAATCCTTGCAATATCGCTTCGTGAACCGTATCCCTTCTGAGACCAATCTATCTGTAAACGAGATAGAACATTTCTTTGATTACGATCAAAGTCAAAAGGTACTCTCTACGCCCGCAGGCATCATCCAGCACATGACCCTAGGCATTGATTCCCTGTCACCATCACATGGAGCAACGGAATACAAATATTGGAACGTATCTGCCTACACCTCGCCTTATTTGGATGATAGCGAGGCCATGTATCTATATATCCGGTGTAGCAAATCAAATCAAACAGGCTCCTTCCTGCTTAGCAAGGAACCTTACGATATAGATTCCGGAGGGTACTATTATTTCCTATGCGGAGCGTTGAGTGCGGAGGTTGATAGCGTAAGGAGCTTCGCCACCCTTTACGGCTTCAGCGAGATCGGCCCAGGATGGATGCGGCTCAACAAGATCATAAACACAGACGGCACTCAATATTGGGATATGTTATCCAAGGCGTTCCGGATCGGTGATGACAAAAACTTCCTCTCGTACGACCAGCAGAACGGACTCGTGTTGAAAGGGTGCCTATATCAATCCCCTTCCGGGATAGTTGATTATCCAGAGGTAGATCGTGGAGCATATTCTGGTTCCGTGGTGTATTACCCCGGCGACAAGGTCTCCTATGAGGGTGACATCTATACATGTAGCGTTCAAACCACGTCCGGCACGCTCCCCACTAACACCCGCTATTGGAAAAAACTGATCTCCAAGGGTGCAGACGGTAAACCTGGCACAAACGGATATAACGGATCGGATGGAGCTAATGGTGACCCCGGCCCAAAAGGTGATCCGGGTGACAGAGGGGACAGAGGTCCGATTTGTCCCTACCGAGGTGATTATAACAGCAATACCATATATTATGGTAACTCACTACGTACAGATATAGTATCGCTCAAAAAATCCGATGGCACACGCACGTACTATATCGCAAGAACGAATGATGAGGAACCGACCTTCTCTGGACGTGTTCCTAATGACAACCTAAATAATGGGTACTGGACATCGTTCGGAGCAAACTTTTCCAGCGTGGCAACCGACCTTCTTATGGCTCGAAAAATCACAGCTGAAGAATTATTAATTGATGATATCTTTGCAAAGATGGTAAAAGTCGGTGATTTTACGATCTCAGCCGGTTCCCTTCAAGCCGATACGTCTCCAGGGAAAAGACCCGCAATCGTGTTTGGGGGAGCTGCCACGATCGGAAAAATCATTCAGTTCGCAGAAGAATGGGACGGAATGTTTAATAGGTTATTTGTATACACCTTAAAAACAGAAGACTTAAGGATATCTAATTCGATCAACCTACCCTATACGATCAATCAAGCCAATGGGGGAAGTTTATTTAAGGGTTCCAGTTCCGCTTGGCCAAAGCTAGGAGTCAAGATTGCAGGTGGCAATGGAATTTACGGTTATAATCAGGATGTCTCAGGAGGTATTGGCAATCTATATTTAAATAATGGGGCAGCTTCGAATATAAAGGTAAAGATTTGTAACTACGAGGCAATCACATCATCTGACATTCATCTAAAAACTGTATTTGGAAACTTCGAAAATGCATTGGAGAAGCTTGAGAACATATCGGCATTTTATTATACATTAAAAGAAGATGAGGATAAGATTATGAAAGTAGGCATAAGCGCACAGGCCGTGAAGGAGGTGTTGCCAGAAGCTGTACAACTTATAACCCCAGATCACACAGATTCCTATTATGGGGTAGATTATATCCAATTTCTCACCGCCTTTGGGATCAATGGCCTCAAAGAACTCCACGCCCTTGTCAAATCACTTACAGAGCGGGTAAATATATTAGAGAATAAGATTAACAAAAAAGTTCAAGATATATCCGTTGACAAATAAGAAAATAGCTATTGGTTACAAGCAAAGTAGAATCTAACAATAATTAAAAACAACAAACATATGAACGAACGATTAACAGAACAAAAAGCTCTTGAGACAGAGATCAAGACGGTCGATACACTATTGGATCAAGGAGTGCGGGTAGATTTACCCGCTCCCCGTATCCTCCGCTGGCTAGGGAAGCCGATATTACGACTAATCTTACGCCGCCCTAACAGTGAGACACTTTACCGCATCTCAGGCCTATACTTACGTATGATGCGACAAGCCACTACGCTGGAACCGGGAACACTTGGAGAATCACATCAGTTGATCCATGAATGCATGTTACCTGCCAGCCAGATAGTAGCTTACGGTATAGCTCCTTATTTTCGGCCTTCAGGCATCGGAAACCGTCTTCTGGCCCGTTATCTTCGCAAGCATCTGGATACCCGTGCCATGGCAGAGCTATGGATGATGGTAGCGAGTCTCTCGGGGGCACATGATTTTTGCAACTTTATCAGATCCATGTCGGGGATGAGGATTACGACTCCACGAACGATCTGA